TGAGGTCCGATCGCGCCCGGAGGACGCGGGGGTGGAGGCATTGGTCTACTATCCGGAGAGTGGCGTCATGGAGACGTACAGCGTGCATGGAGTGGCCGATGGTGGCCGGTGGCTCCTGTGGACAAGCAACAAGCATGTGGTTGGCGTCCTGACGAAGGTCGCGGCGTATCGGGCGAAATGTGCCTGAGGGGCTTTAAGCGCCTAATGCGCTCAGCTCCCTGTCTATTGATCGACTCTATCGATCAGTTCCCCGGACCGCAGCGCTGCCCCCGGCGACGACAGGCCCGCAAGGCGCACTGGCTTCTACATCCAGTCATGATCCGCAGTTATCCGCCATTCCTCGTGGGGTGGGGGACGGAATGGTGGGGTAAATGTCCCCGATCGCAGCCAATGGCATTGGACCTAGATGCAATGTCATATGCCATGCGCTCAGGCCCTCCAGCTACCCCACGCACCATAGGCACGAGGCGGGCTCGGGGCTGTCTCGGCGCCTGCTAAGTCATTGATGTTGAATGCTGAAAGCCTAATCCTCGTGGGTCCCTCCGGGCCGCCTGGACGGTACCGCGCGGCGCTGGCGGATGCCGTTTCGCAATTGGCGGCTTCGCTGCGACGGCGATATTTGGACTCGGACTCTCACGCACGCACAGTCCTCCCAGAACTCCAGGGTTTTTGCGGTTTTTGCGGAACGACCGGCCCTTAAAGGTACCCCATTATTTTTGGGTCCCATCCAGCCCCTTTAGGGTACCAAGCGGACCTATCTGCCCCGCTCGATCAAGCCGGGAGTGGCGTTTTGGGGCGGGGGACCCGTATGGGACCATAAGTCCCTTTAAGTGCCTGATATCCCTCAGCAATCAGCGAAAAGGGGCCATTAGTGCCAAGGTAAGCACAACCTTCCACAATCGGGGACTATCAGCTCCCCTTTAAGCCACCTAAAGCCCCTTAATGATACCCATATGATTATTCATTTAGGTCCATCACTAAGAGTCACTTTAAGCCCCTTTAAGCCGCCTCACGCGCTTTAAGGCGCCTTATGGCTGCGGAAGGTCCACCCTTTCGATGTTCGCCTCCGATGCGAACCACATGATGCCTGGCGTTGACCAGGCGACCCTCCCCGAGCACCGAATGTCCCTAGAGAACGCCCAGTATATCCATCAGCTCAACCCGGCGAACCCTGCGGGCTCTGACCGCCTGCAACAAGGCGACGATCACCTCCGGATGCTCAAAGCCGCGCTGAAGGCCACCTTCCCCAATCTGACCGGCCCGGTAACGGCAACCCAAGACTTCCTCAACGGACTGGCGGCGAGCCTCGTGCCCGTTGGGGCCATCGCGCTCTACTTTGGCGCCGAAGCTCCCACGGGCTGGGCAATCTGCAACGGCCAAGAGGTCCCAAGGTCCTCCGGTACGGGCAAGATCACGACGCCTGACCTCAGGGGCCGTGTAGCCGTTGGGGCGGACGATGCGCTCGCCCTTGGCTCCCTTACGGGACAGACGAAGCGGACGATCACTACCGGAGTCGCCGGGGCCCATACGCCCGCTGCGACCATGGCGCCGGCTGGCGGCCATACGCACATTACGTCCGTCAACGTCGCTTCGGCAACGACGGGCGCTTCAGTGGGCACTACGGTCCGCAAGGTCGATGACGGCGGCTCCGCGAGTAACATCGTCAACGGCGTTTCGTTTACCGATCCGGGCCACACGCATACGGCATCGGCGACCACGTCCGAAGCTGCAAACCATACCCACGCGCTGACCATGGCGCCGGTTCCCGATCATGCCCACGCGGCGACGGTCGATGTGACCCAGCCGTCCTTGGCGCTCCACTACATTATGAAGATTTGATCCGAATGCCTTTCCTCTTCGCGGCGGCCCTGTTGATGGCGCCTGCGCTTCGCAACGCCCCCGCATTGAGGCCGCGTCCTGCGATCATCTCCCCCATCCGAGTTTAGTTATGCCTACCTTCCCGGTCCGCCGGCTCGGCTCGTCCGGGATTGTGGCGGATGCGCCCCCTGCGGACGTCGAGAACATCGGCGCCTTCACGGGGGGCGTGAATGTGCGCTTCAAGAATGGCCGCGTTTCGCGGGGCCCTGTATGTCGCACGGTTGCAGACCTCCCACATGAACCAGGCCACGTATTCGCCATCCCTCCCGGAGCTTCAGGCTACGACGAGATTGTCACGGTGGCGGAGGACTTTGGGTCCATCTACCGGTTGAACGGTACGACCTTCGAGAACCTCACGCCCGATGACCACGTAGGCATTGTCGGCACCCAAACGATAACGAGTTGCTCGTTAGGCGGCGTTGCGTACATCAACCGCGAAACGTCCGTCCCGCTCCACAAGACGCCCGGAGACGCAAAGTTCTCCAAGCTGACGGCATGGTCAACCGACGATCGCTGCCGGGTCCTCCGGGCCTATAAAGACCAGCTCATCGCCCTCGGCGTGACGAAGGCTGGCGTCTACTACCCGACAATGGTGAAATGGTCCGACTTCTCGTACTATGGGGCCCCGCCGGCCTCATGGGACCCGACGTCGACTACTAACTCCGCTGGCGAAAACATCGTCAACGAGATGCAACATGTAATCATTGACGGCATGGGCCTACGAGATAGCTTTGTGCTGTACTGTACGGCATCGGTGTGGCTCATGGATTACGTGGGCGGCAACGACATCTACGGTTTCCGCAAGCTGTTCGACGAAGTCGGGGTCATCAACCCAAACTGCGTTGCTCAGGTGGGTGGCCTGCACTACGTCTTCGATCGCAACGATATTTACGTCCACGACGGCGTAGCTCCGCGCTCGATCGCGGACGGACGGGTCAAAGAGTTCGTATTCGACGCGCTCGACTTCTCCCGCTCCCACCTGTGCTTTGTCCAGCATGACGCCAAGCTATCGGAGGTCCGTTTCACGTATCCCTCAGGGGATCGTTTTGTCGGCTTCCATAACCCCACGGCGGGATGCAACCGCCAAGCCGTCTACAACTACAGCAACGATACATGGACCTTCTACGACGTACCTAACGTCGTCGGCGCCACGAAAGCCGCGCTGTTGTCGGGATCAAGCTGGGACTCCGCCCCCGACGCAACTTACGAAGACGTCGGCGGTCTCTGGATGTCCTCCGAAGGCGACGAGGATAGGCATTGCCTATTGGTCAGCCGCTCGGACCCCGGCAACGGGCTTACGCAGGCCCGGCTTTACGGTTTCGACTTGCTGACTGGGGGTCGTCTCGCCCTTCCGATCGCGGAGGAGACCGTTCGGCCGGCTTTGCTGGAACGCGCCGGCTTGGACATGGACAGCCAGGGAAAGAACCTGACCCAGTACATGAACCTTCAGGCCGTATGGCCCCAGATGAGCTGCGAGTACGCCCCTGACTGCTACTGGCAGTTCGGCGGCGGTGACTTGATGAACGCCGAGCCCGTTTGGAGCCTTCCGTTCGCCTTCGACCCCGCCACTGAGTCAAGGATATCAACGAAGCCGGAAAGTACCTTGCGTACCGCTTCGGCTGCGGCGGCACTTCCGACTTCCAGCTCTCCGGGTTCGATGTCCAGATCGTCGTGAGGGGGCGCCGCTAAGTGCTTCCAGATCAGTTGCTTCCCTACTCACGGGCGCTTCGTCCGGTGTTGCCTCAAAGCCTCCCCCAGTTTCTCGACGCCGAACTTCAAAAGATCGCCGTTGCGACAGCCAATATCGTCCAGGTCATCCAGGACCTCGACGATCGAATTGCAGCCGTAGAGGCGCAGTAACCTCAAGGAATACCAATGGGCCTCTTCAGTGGCTCGACCACAACTAAGACGAACGACAAGTTCGACACCGGGCCCAGCTCCTTCCAGTCCGGCTACCTCACCAACGCCTTCGACAGCGCGACAGGTATCTACAACGCCTCGAAGGACACGCCGTACTATCAGGGCGATACCTACGCGGGCATGAGCCAAGAGGCCAAAGACGCCCTAACGAAGCTCAAGGGCTACGCGTCTGGAACCGGCCTCGATACGGCGAACAGCCTCTACACGCTGGGCACGTCCATGGCCGGCTACGGCGACAAGGCGGCCTCCACTCTCGATCGCTACACGGCGATGGCCGGCGCGGACCCTACGGAGGCAAACATTGCTTCCGCTCAGAAATACGCGGACAACCCGTACTTGGACGCACAGATCGATGCGAACAGCCGCGACGTCACTCGCAACCTTACCGAAAACGAACTCCCGAGCATCGATCGGGCGGCTTCGGCTACGGGCAACATCAACTCGTCCCGAGCGGGCGTTGCGGCCGGCATTGCACGGCGCGGCGCTGAAGATCGCATAGGCGACATCTCGGCTACGCTGCGAGGCAACGCCTACAACAACGGCCTGTCACTCGCGCAGTCCGACCGCGCCACTAACCTGAGCGCGATGGGCAACGCGGCGAACGCCTACGGTAACCTCGCGTCCTTCGGCGTCGATGCGCTCGGCAAGTCCAGCGATGCGGCTTACGGCGCTTATGGCGCAATCACGGGTGCCAACTCTCAAGAACAGGCTGATCGACAGGGGCAGGCTACGGCCGACTTTCAGCAGTGGCAGGGCCAAGACACTCGCGGTAGCGACCTCCTGTCCCGCTACGCCTCGATCGTTGCCGGTAACCAGTGGGGCCAGTCGGGTACCAGCTCTGGCACGAACACGGCCAAAGGGTCCGGGAGCATCCTCAGTCAGATCATGGGCGCAGCTAACACGGCGGCGAGCATCTACACGGGGATGAAGTGAGTGTATAACAACTCCATCCCGACCGGGTCCCCGCTGTCCCCGTACAGGCCTCCCGCCACTCAGCGGCCCATGGGCATGCAGATGGAGGCCCCTCAACTGGCCCCAGCTCCACAGGCCTTTGAACGTGGCCCATCCATAGCTGAGCTTCCGTCGCCACCGCCCTCCAAGCGGGCGAAAAGCCCGTCGATTTGGGACAAAGAGCATATCTCTGAGACCCTCGCCAACATTGGCGCTGGTTTCTTCGGAAGCCAGAACTTCGGCGACGGCCTTGGCGCAGCGGCGCAGACGATCGCAAAGGGGACTCACCAGCTCCGCGAGGACCAGAAAAAGTCCATCAGCTACGGCGGTCCAGGAGACCAATTTGAGATTGCCACGGATGGCCAGGGCAACCGAACGGTCCGTGAGGTCCCTGAGTTCGCAGCAGCAGCGGCACGCGCCGAAAAGGCCAAGAACGCACCGTCCGCGACTGACGCCGTCGACCTTCGGGCTCGCGCTGTCTACGCCATCACTCAGCTCCCACCGGAGCAACGTGCGGCGGCTTATGCCGACCTAGTCCAGCACCCCGACCAATACGGCGTTGACGCCACGGGGATGCCCCCGGCTTGGTCCGAGCAGTACGGCACGATGGGGGGCATGATGGGCCTCAAGGTCGATCAGTCCCTTTCGCAGGAACGTGCAAACGTCGTCGCCAAGGATCAGATGCGCCACCGTGGCGTCGTTGAGCAACAGGGCGCCGCTCGTGTTTCGCAAGGTGCC